TAATAGTATCTCTTTTTATCATGATGATAGTGAACTTAATGAGGAGCCAAAAAGCTCAGAATGATGATCTAGATGATATTAGAGTCCATATCGGTAAACTTGAATCTACTGTTGAGAACGTAGAAGGTATAGTGATTAAACTTATAGAACGCTGGAACAAATCAGATGAGACTGGGTTGCGTCATAGGGAAGATATAGTACGAGAACTCAATGATGTTACAGATGCTTTAGCGTATATTAAGGGTAGAATGAACGGAAAGGCAATGTGAATGACATTTGAAGAAATAGTAGAAGGTGTTCTACATAGAGAGGGTGGTTATGTTAATCATCCTGACGACCCAGGTGGTGAAACTAAGTATGGTATAGCAAAGCGTAGTCATCCAGACGAAGATATAAAAAATATGACTATGGATAGAGCTGCCGATATTTACGAAAAAGACTATTGGAAGCCATCTAAAGCAACATCCTTGCCAAAATCTTTGCAAGAATGTTATTTTGATATGGTTGTTAATATGGGACAGCGTAGAGCTGTAAAGATTTTACAAGAAGCTTGTAACTCTAAAGGATGTGGGTTAGTTGTAGATGGGTTAATAGGTAAAAAGACTATAGCCGCATCAAAAAAAATAGATGTTACTAGATTACAGGTGTATAGAATATTGTATTATACTAATTTAATTAGTCGCAAACCAAAACTTTCTAGTTTTATAGTAGGATGGATACGTAGAGCTATGGAAGTTCCTTGCTGTGACTGTGGAAACTGTTAAGGAGATTACTATGCCGATGGGAAAAGGGACATATGGTTCACAAGTTGGCCGTCCTAAAAATAAAAAAGAGAATAAAATGGGTAAAGGCAAGAAAGTTAGCTGGATGTTTGGTGGCAAAAGGTACTTTGGTACCCTTATTAGAGAAACAGCTAGCCATATCTACGCTAGAACTCATAATGGTAAAATTAAAACTATAAAAAAGAAGGGTAAATAATGGCTAAAAAAGCAAAGAAAAAAGAAGAAAAGGTAGAAGTTAAAGAAAAAGCCCCCGTTGTTACTCGTGGCGAGTATACTAAACGAGGAAAGTAACTCTATCTGTGAGATACGAAGTAGTATCTGGTAAAGAATACCCAGTTTATTCACAACAAGAAGCGGATGAACTGGGTTTGTCATATAAACACCCTTTTGAAGTTGAGGTGGGTGAGTATGGCATATCTTCAGACAATGAAGTAGCTATATGTCTTAAAAGAAGTAAGACAAAAAATGGCAAGCTAAGCATTAAGTACCCCTGGGGCCCATCTTTTGTTAAATCTGTTGACTGTAAAGTAATATCGGAAGGCAGGATTAACAATTATAATATAAGCGGCAAGCAAACATGGGGAAAACATTTAAAAACAAAAGACGACTATATAAAGTTAGCACATCTAATGGCACAACCTGGAATGAAAAAGAATCAAGCTATTAAAATGGTGTTTGGTAGCGTCAATGATAGTAAAAGATATCAAATAAGAAAAACAATGAGAACGGAGGTCTTTAGGAAAATGACTAAAGATGAACTTGACAATATAATAGAGCAATATCCTATAGGTAAAATGGATACTGCTAAAGCATTGGCCGCTGTATTAGACAAGGTTATGGATTGGGATGGAGATGCTATGGGGTCAAAAGGTGACCCTAAAGTTGCTATGACAGTTTTAGATAAATTAATGGATATGAACGAAATGAAAGGGAAGGGTAAGATAGTAACTACTCACCAGATAGAAGCATCTACTGTAGAAAATACTTTAGCTGATATACAAGAAAAGAAAAAATTATTTAAAGCAACACAAACGGAGGTTCTTGATGGGATACCGAAGAGATCAGAGCAAAAAGAAAAAGAAGACTAAAAGAAGTGGAACAACTACTAAACCAAAATCTAAAAGAAAATACTGATTACGAAACAGCCTATGCGTTACAGCAAGAAAAAGCTGGATTCAAACGAGATATGGGTTGGTTTGGAAAATATTGCTTTCCTAAGGCATTAGCTAAAGATACCCCTTCTTTTCATAGAGATATATATAAAAATTTAAAGAATGACGAGACTAAACGTGTTTTAATAGCAGCACCCCGTGGTACAGCTAAAAGCACTGTTTGCTCACTTATCTTTCCTTTGTATAAAATTGCACACAAAGGGCCAGATGATGATTTATTTATGGTTATTGTTTCTGAGTCTCAGGCTCAGTCAATAAACTTTTTATCTCGTATTAAATACCACTTAGAGCATAGTGATAACTTTAGAGCTATTTATGGTGATTATAGTTCTGCTACTGCAAGAAGGTGGACAGGTACAGATATCATACTTAAAAATGGGACTAGAATTGTCGCAGTTGGTACAGGACAAAGAGTTCGTGGTTTTATTGAAGGAGATACTAGACCTAATGTTATTATAGTAGATGACTTTGAATCAGAGTTAAATGCACTTACCCCAGAAGCTAGGACAAAAAACAGAAAGTGGATGACTGAAGCAGTAATACCATCGCTATCTGACGAGGGTAGGATAGTTATGATTGGCACTGTTATATCTGAGGATTGTTTCTTATATTGGGCAAAAGATAGCCCTGCTTGGAAAACTTTGTGGTATAGTATTTGGGATGATGATGAAAATAGTATATGGCCTGAAAGATTTCCTAAAGACAGGATAATGCAAATAAAAAATGAGTTTGAGAGCGTAGGAAATATAAACGGATTCTATCAGGAGTATATGAATATAGCTCAATCTCCTGATGATGCACCATTTAAACCTGATTATATAAAATTACATCATTATGATTTTGAAAGAATTAACGGTCAGCCTTGCTTGACAAGAGAGGTAGGGGATGAAAAGAAAATTATACCAGTCGAGCTCTATACTGGAGTTGATCCTGCATCTAGTCTTAGTTCCCGTGCTGACTATTTTGTTATTGCTACCATTGGTATTGATGCTGATAATAACAAGTACGTTGTTGATATTTTTAGGGAAAGACTCGATCCTGCGAGACAACCTCAAAAAATTATTGACATTTTTGAGAGATATCGTCCAAAAAGAATGAAAATAGAAACAGTTGCATATCAAGAAGCATTGCGTAGTGCAACTAGAGCATTAATGCTAGAAAAAAACTTATATATACCTGGATTAGAAAAAGGTGTAAAACCCAGGAACAGAAAGAGCGAAAGATTGTTATCATTAGTACCAGTCTTTGCTAAAGGTGAGTTTTACTTTAGAAGTCAGGATTTAACTGCACAACAAGAGTTTTTGTCTTACCCTAGAGGCAAGAATGATGATATAATGGATGCAGTATGGACAGCATTAGAAGGTTCTAAGCCTTGTAGAATTAAAGAAATTAACCCTAAAGAAAAACTTGAAGTAAAGAGCAATAAAATACTTGACTGGTTAACTATGTAATTATTAAGTTTAAATGATGGCTTACTCTTCAAAATCACAAAAAACAGGCAAAAAGCTTGTTGACGAAACTCAACAGCTTTTTAAAACGTATTCAAAAAAGCGTGAAACTTGGGCAAATCATGCTCAAGAAGATAAAGAATTTAGACTTGGTAAGCAGTGGACATCAGACCAAAAACGTGTATTAGAAGAAAGAGGTCAAGCTCCACTTGTCGTTAATCGTATCCATCCTGCAGTCGAAGCAGCTAAAGCACTTATAACTGCAAACAAACCTCAGTTTAGAGTATCTCCTAGAGAAGATAGTGATAATCAAGTAGCACAAGCTATGAATGGCTTGTTAGAATACATATGGCAAATATCAGAAGGTAATAGTGTCATACGTAGAGTAGTTGATGATTATTATGTTACTGGTATGGGAGCAGCTCTGGTCTATGTAGACCCAATGATGGATATGGGAAAAGGTGAGGTTTGTATACACGATGTAGACCCTCTTGACATTTATATAGACCCTAATTCTAGGCATCCATTTGCAGATGATGCAGAGAACATTATAATATCAAGACTATATACCAAAGACCAAGCAAAAGCCTTGTACCCTATGTACGAGAAGGCTATTAAGAACGCATCTACAGAAACCCATCAAACTGATAGGCCTGTTACAGGTAGAGAAGATGATGGCGAGATGATGTTCCCAGAAGAACCAGGAACTCAGACAATAGTCAACTTTGGAGAAAGTGACGAATATATAAGAGGATACGAAAGATACTATCCTTTGATGATAGATTACTATAGAGTGTTTGAAACGTTTACTGGTGACGAAGATTTGCTTAGTGACAAAGAATATGAACAATACCTAGCACAACCAGCTTGGATTATTCAAGGTCAGGTTATAACTGACGGAGAGCAAGCACAGGCTATTATACAACAAGTGCAAGGAATGTACGAACAACAGTTACAACAAGGAAGGGCAGAAGGTAATTTAGAGCTTCCAGAAGAACCAGAGATACAGCAAGTTACCTTTAACGATTTAGTTGAAAGTAAATTAATAGAAGTTGTAGTAGTCCCAACTAAAAGAATTAAACAATGTGTTATTATGGGCGATAAGTACCTCTACTCTCGTGTCTTACCAGTAGATAAATATCCGCTTGTGTTCTTTATGAATCAACATACCCGCACCCCCTATCCCATGTCAGATGTTCGTATGGTTAAAGGTATGCAGGAATATATCAATAAAACGAGAAGTCTTATTATCGCCCATGCCACTACTAGTACCAATACAAAAATTTTAATACCATCTGGTTCGGTAGATATGAGGGAGTTTGAGCAGAAATGGGCTCAGCCTGGAGTAGCCATCGAGGTTGATTTTGATCAAGGGCAGCCAACCCCCGTTCAGCCAACTCCCTTACCGAACGAACTATACTCAAACGAAATGACAGCAAAAAACGATATAGACCATCAGCTTGGTTTATATGAAATGACTATGGGTAATGCAGCGGTAGCACCGCATACATACAAAGCTACAGTTAGCTTAGATGAATTTGGTCAACGTAAAATGAAAAGCAAACTTGCAGATATAGAAGCAGGTTTAAACAGACTTGGCCAAATAGCAATCCCAATTATGCAGCAATTATACACAACTCAAAAAGTATTTAGATTGTTACAACCAAACAATAGCATAAATGAATACGTGGTTAACAAAAGAATGTTTGATGAGAAGACGCAAGAAATAAAAGTCATTAATGATATTACAGTAGGGAAGTATGATGTTGTAGTAGTTACAGGCTCTACTTTACCAACTAATAGAATGGCACAACTTGAAATGTATATGGATGCATATAAGAATGGTATTATAGATAAGCAAGAAGTATTAAAGAAAACAGAAGTATTTGATATGGAAGGCGTATTACAAAGAACTGATTTGATACAACAGTTACAAAGCCAGTTAAGTCAGGCTACTGAAACTATCAAACAAATGCAGGGCGACCTGCAAACAAGAGAGCGTGAAGTTTACCACGCTAAGATGAAAGCCGAAATCGAAAAAACAAAGTCCAATTTAAAGGGAACTGAGAATAGGGCTAAAATGTCTGGCACTCTTTTTGAGAAACGCCTAGATGACGCTTTAGGGCAAGTAAAAAAAGAAGTCTCAGAGACTTCAAAA